ACCAAAAAACATTAAAAGAAAACGTAAAACAGATGGAATTATTTTATGGATAAGTTTGATTTATTACAAAAGACTGCTGAAGTTATACAAGACAGAGGAGAAGATTATGGCTCTATCTTAGATAATCATACTCGTATTTCTCGTCTATGGTCTGTGTTGTTAGATACTGACGTTACACCTGAACAAGTAGCTCTTTGCATGATAGCCGTAAAACAAGCTAGACTTATGGAAACACCTGACCATACAGATTCATGGCAAGATATTATTGGTTATGTAATGACAGGTTATGAGTGTGCCAATGCCAAAGAATAACTACATATTACCTAATGGAAATGTGCAGATTAGTTTTAGTGGTGGTCGTACTAGTGGGTATATGCTTTACAAAATACTTGAAGCTAACAATGGATTGCCTAACAGAGCTAAGATTATCTTTACAAATACAGGCAGAGAGATGAATGAAACTTTAGATTTTATTCAAGAGTGTTCTGATAGGTGGAATGTTAATATCACATGGCTAGAATATGATGAGGTTGATGGCAAGAATACATTTAAAGAAGTAAATCATAACTCAGCTAGTCGTAATGGCGAACCATTTGATAAGTTAATTGATAAATATGGTAGGCTACCTAATGCTATGCAAAGGTTCTGCACAGGTGTTTTAAAGATACAAACTTCTGGTAAATATCTAAAGTCTCTAGGTTGGAGTAAATGGAACCATGCTCTAGGTATAAGAGCTGATGAACCAAGGCGATACAAGACAGATTATAGAGATGGATTCTATCCTTATTATCCTATCTATGAAGCTAATGACACACTAGTACATGTAAATAACTTTTGGAGCAGTCAACCATTTAAACTAAATTTACCTGTTGTTGGTGGGAAAACTTTAAAAGGTAATTGTGATTTATGTTTTTTAAAGTCTGAATCTCAATTAGCTATGATGATGAAAGAGAATCCTGAACGTGCAGAATGGTGGTTAAACACAGAAAAAAGATTTGGAAAACAATTTAATAGAGACAGAAACTTAGCATCATTGTCTGACTTTGTATTCAATCAACAAGATTGGGTGTTTGAGCAACAAGGTTATTTCTGTCAAGCTGATGGTGGAGAGTGTACAGGATAATGGCAAAAAATGATTTTAAAATATTCAAAAAGCAAGCTCGTCTATCCAAAACAAAAGAAAAATATATAGATGTTTTGTTGGCTATGAATGTACTACCTCAATGCAATGAACCTATGGCAAGAATGACGTTAGAGGCTTATTGGGTGTACTATACAGAGCTATCAGATAGTGAAAGAAGAATGAGAGATGTAACTCGTTTTGTGCATGGTTATGTAAGCAAAAATATCCAAGATAAATTATTTTCTTGACAGGTTTTTTCTCTTTTGTATAATCAGCCTTGCTGTTCCTAGCAAAGCCGTATGGCAACGAGCAAAACATAGTTTATGTATCTTAGCTTAGATGAATGTAAACTATAAAAATTAAAAAAAATATCTGAGTTTGTAATATAGTATAACTTTTAACATATCTATGCACTGCTATAGCAGTGCATATATAGAGATAGACTCTCTTTTTTTATTGACCAAAGCTAACAACGTCTCTTTTCAAAACATTTTCTATTTTTATATATTTAATTGGTTGCTCACTAGGAAACATTTTTTTACTTAAAAGTCCCTTATCTACCAATTCATTAATTGCCGTATATAAACTATGGTCCCCATATCCATATTGAAATCTCAATTTAGAAACTATTTTATTGTTACTTGTACTTTCTATTTGTGCAGAAAAATAACTATTCCCATTTATTTTATCACGCCATTCTTTTGCTATTACTAAATATTTTATCATGTTTCTCTCCTATTTTTCGTCTTGATATATTCTATTAGTTAAAATAGAAACTGTTTTACTTATTGGTCTTTGTCCTGACTCGTAATAACTTATCATTCTTATTGTTATTCCAAGTAAATTTGCGAACTCGTTTTGTGTATATTGTAATCGAGTTCTAATAGTTTTGAATTGCTCTTTCGTTAGTTGCATAGTAATATCTCCTTACCTTTGCTAGGTTAGGGCGTTGCATCTGTCATGTATGCAACGCCTTTTATTTTATTGTTCTAAGTTAACTTGTTGCTTTTCTTTTTCTATTTGATACTCGTTTTTCTTTGTCATGTCCTTATCCTTTCTCTTTTGCTAGTTCGTTTAAAATATTTTTTAATTCTAATAGCCTTTCACTATTAAAACCTGCATCTTCTTTGTCCATTTCTTTTGGTCCAATCACATCCTCCCATTCATTTACTAAGTCATGTAAACAATATATAAAATGTTCTTTGTCATTAAAGTTGGAATCTTTTTGTAATTTTATTTGTATAGTCATGTTATTGTCTTTCTCTTTGCTAGTTATGGCATTAGTGCCGTTTTAAGAGCCGTGTAGCTCTGTTAATGTATAAGCTGGTACAAAACCAGCCTATACAATTCTTTGTTAGCTAAATATTATTAGTATGAATATTGCATAACCAAAAATAGTAAATAAAAATAATAATTCTATTATGCTAGTTGCTATTAGTTTAAATATGTTTTTCATGTTTAACCTCATAATCTTTATTATCTATTGTTGACCATATATTTATAAAAGATTGTAAAAACTTTTTTTGTTGTTCTGTTAAACCTTTATTTTCAAAAAGCAATTCTTCTGCTCCATATGGTGTAGAAATATCATTTACAAATAACCAATCTCTGTAAATTTCTGTTAAATTATTTAAGTGTCTATTCATTAGAATTGCTCCTTTAAAAAGTTTTCTATTGTTTCTGTGTTGGCTTTGTTTCTTAAAAGCTTTCTTAGTTCTTCACTTTCTAAAGCAATATCAACGTCAATTAGATACTTGCCACACAGTGCGTAAAAATCAAATTTAGTCATAATTAACACCATCACATAACCAATTATAATTTCTTGTTTGTTGAGGACTTGCATAAAGTTTCTTAAATGTGTTGCAAGTTCTATCATAGCCATATGAAACAAGACATTCTTTGAAATGCTTTTTTGTAATGTTTCTTTTTGTCTTTGTGTCGATTAATTGTACTGGATAATTCTTTTTAATTACCTTGTCATAAATAACTAACCAGCCTTTGTAATAATCTGTTTCAAAATTATCACTTGTCATAATATCATTGTAAGTCATGTTATAGCCTTTCTGTTGCTAGGTTTTGAGCTGTTATACCAGCTCCCATTATCCAGGAATAAGCCTGGATAATAAGAGCCGTAATAACTAAGCTGTTTGTGCGATAGTACGCCATAAAAGATTATTAGTTGTTATATCATAGCCAAGATTTTTAATTGCATAATCTGTGCTGAATGGCTGGATATCCAGCAGCTTAGAAAAACAATCTTCATTGCTGCCATAATATAACGGCTCGTTATCTTTTGTTATGATGTGTGACGGCTCGATTGATAGAATTATTTTAGCCATAAAATTGAAGTAATTATTAATTACTTTGTCTTGTAATGATTCGCTGGGATTTTCACCAATACTTCCCATGTCAACAGCAAGTTTTATTATATCTGAAGATGTATAATCAATATTTAAAGCTAAGCCTGAAAGCCATTCATTCATTGCTTTTAATTTACCTTGTTGTTTTACATAGTTATATTCATTATAAAATCTTTCAAAGATATAACTTATTTTATCTTTTCTATTTATTAATGCCCAGCCATGTATATCTTCATCTATTGTATTAAGTATATAGTTAACATAGTTCTTTTTATATTGTGTGTGGTGTAATTTCATTGTTTTAGTTCCTTTGCTAGTTGTTATTAATCTATTATTTCTTTATATTGGTAGTTTGAGTTATTGTCTAAATTTTCCCATTTCTGTAATTTATAATTAACTCTTGTTTTAAATGTTTCTACATTTTTTAAGAATTGATATCCTACATCATGAGATGGTTTGTTTTTAGCATTTACTGTGCTATCCAATAATTTTATCAAATTATGAATATCATTTTGATATTCTTTTGGTAGCCTTTCGTAATGTGCTATTGTATTTAATGTTATTTTTGTATTCATTGTTTTAATTCCTTTGCTAGTTGTTATTATATTGTTATGTTTTTGGTTAAAGTATCAAGTTCAATATTTAATTTTTGTAATTTTTTAATACGTTTAATTAAATAATTAATCATTATTTTATTTTCATTGCTGGTTTTTGTATTCTCTAAGGAATGTTTAATACCGCTTATTTCATATTCTATATTAATTTTAAGGTCTTTTATTTGTTTATTGTTAATCATTGTTTTGTTTCCTTTGCTAGTTGTTAATACATATAATGATATAGAAATTATTTCTATATTCAACAAAAAAGAAACAAATAAAAACAATGACTTAGCAAATTAATTTTAGCAGCAATTATTTATTACAGTAAAAATATTATTGATTGTAATAGTGATATAGTTTATTGATTGCATATAAAAGAGGGGAGTATCTGCCCTCGAATAAACATTGAATTAAGACAGTCTTGCACGGCAAATAAAAAACATGATTAACCTGGCAGAAAAAATAATAATAATAATGTATGCAGATTGGCAAGGCATAGGGGGGATAAATAATAAGGTATCACACCCACACAGGCGTGCCACATTATATATCAATTAATAGGTAGTTCTACACACACATGATAAGCAAAGCAAAACAAGAGCACATCATATCATCCATTACAGACGGACACAGCTTGGTAAAGGCTTGTGCAGATGCAAAGGTTAGTCGTGCTACGTTATATCGCTATATGAGCAAAGATACGGAACTAGACACCAATGTTAAGACTGCACAGAGACAGGCTGCTGAGAAGGCACTTGAGGAGCTAGAAGATATGTATGGAGATGCGTTGCATGGGCGAAAGAACTATGACCCTAATTTATTGAGAGACTATGGGCATCATGTGAGATGGAAGGTGCAGAAGATATTGCCAGACAGGTTTGGTGAAGCTAAGAATAGAACAGGCGTTGAGATTAGTGATGGTTCATTGAAGATAGTTTGGGAGACTGGTACAGAGGATGCAAGTTAAGATACCCTATAAGCCTAGAGACTTACAGGCTGAGATGCACAATAAGTTAAAAAGATGGAATGTGCTAGTTATGCACAGACGATTTGGTAAGACTGTGTTTGCTGTCAATCATATGATAAAGCACGTTTTGACTTGTCCTTTGCCAAGACCAAGAGTTGCTTTGGTGGCTCCTACGTTTACGCAAGCTAAGAGGATTAGTTGGGATTATGTAAAGTATTATGCTGGAGTGATACCAGGAGTTACGTTTAACGAAACTGAGTTAAGGGCAGACTTTCCTAATAATGGTAGGATAATGTTATTGTCAGGTGAGAATCCAGATGCGTTGAGAGGTATATACTTGGATTTGTGTGTGTTTGACGAGTATGGGATGCAGAACCCTAGGGTATGGGGGGAGGTTGTAAGACCAGCACTATCCGACAGAGAGGGTAGTGCAATCTTTTTAGGTACACCAGCAGGTCATAATCATTTTTTTGATATATTGCAACAGGCACGAGAGCAGGATGAGGAAGGCTCTGACCAATGGTACTGGAAGATTGCCAAAGCTAGTGAGACTAAGCTCGTGAAAGATGCAGAGTTAGAAGCTGCACAGTTGCAAATGACACCAGAGCAGTATGAACAAGAGTATGAGTGTTCATTTACGGCTGCTATTATTGGTGCGTATTATGGTAAGTTGCTTGCTGAAGCTGATGATAATGGAAAGATTACGAGAGTGCCATACGATCCTGCATTGCCAGTACATACTGCTTGGGATTTAGGTATTAATGATTCGACTGCTATTTGGTTTGCACAGGTATATAGAGGGGGTGCTGTTAATGTTATTGACTATTATGAGAATAGTGGCGTTGGCTTGGACCATTACGCTGAGGTATTGCGAAAGAAAGATTATCACTGGGGAGATCATCTTGCTCCACATGATATTGAGGTTCGAGAACTGGGTAGTGGGAAATCGAGATTAGAGACTGCATTTAGTTTGGGTATACGTTTTAGGGTTATACCGAAGATGAAAGTTGCTGATGGTATCAATGCTGCAAGGATGATGATACCTAAATGTTACTTTGATAGGGATAAATGTGCCGAAGGTCTTGAGATGCTAAGGCAATATAGGCAGGAGTGGGATGAAAGAAAGAAGATATTTAGAGATCAGCCACGCCATGACTTTACAAGTCATAGTGCTGATGCGTTTAGGTATTTAGCTATTGGGTTGGAGAATCGTACTGTGATGACTAGACCACCACAATCTGTGGCAGTGAATGAGTACAATCCTTTTACGATATGATGTATTCTCAGGATTACCATGATGCTATGGATATGGTTGAGTATAGTGAGCATCATAGAGACTGGGATAAAGATATGTTGCAGAAATATATTGAAAAACCATTAGGGATTAGACAGTATAAGATTATTAGGAATGATTATCAGGAGCCATTGATGTTTGCCACATGGGGTTTTCCAAGCGAGAAGCAGGTAGATGAATACGTTAAGAGCAGGTATTTTCCTGCTGATGGATATAAGGGTGGTGGCAGTGATCTTTGGGTTATAGACTTTATTGCAAAAAAAGGTTATACAAGAATAGGTTTTCTTGTTTTGAAGAAAATGTTTATGCGTATTGGCTATAAGAAAGCCTTTTGGTTTAGACCAGAGACCAACAAACTAGGTTGGCATATATTGAAAGGAAAGTGACATGGGTGGTGCTCCAAAGAAAATTGTAAAAACTGTTAAGAAGATTACAAAACCTGTAGAGAAAGTTGTTAAGAAAGTTGCAAAACCAATAGATAAAACTTTTATAGAACCTTTAGAAAAGCCAGTTAAAAAGATTGTCAAAGAGGTAAAAGATCTTCCAAAAGATATTGAAAAGAAATTAGTTGAGCCATTGGAAAGACCAGTTAAGAAAGCTATAAATGTAGTTGAAAAGATTGGTGCTGATATAGTAGAGCCTTTGGAAAGACCAGTAAAAAAACTTGTAAGAGAAGTCAAAGAGACTGTTACTGGCACAGATAAATATGATTATAGAAAGCCTGAACAACCAGCAGAATCACCAGAGATAACACCTGAGATTGTTGAAGATGAGTCAACAATAACAACTAGGTATGCCACTAGAGGTAAAAGGTCAGGTCAAGGGGGTACGATCATGGAAGGCTATGGCGTAGTTACACGACCACCATCAAAGAAATCAATAAGCACTTAGGAGAAAGCAATGTCATTTATGAAACCAAAGGTATATGTTCCACCACCACCACCAGTTCCAGAAGAACCTGAAAAAGCTGATTATGAAAAGGCTGCTGCATTAGCTGGTGAAGCAGAAACACAGGAAAGAAAAAAACGTAGAGGGCGTGGCAGTACGATTGTTGCTGGTCAGCTAGGAGAAACATCCACAAGTATGGGTGGCACAGGTGGTACACCAACTTTGTTAGGATAGGCTTATGATGAATGTCAAAGATATAGTTGCTCGTTATCAACACGTTGAAGGTCAGAGAGATAACTGGAATAATCATTACCAGGAGTTAGCTGACTATATGTTGCCAAGAAAGGCAGACATAGTTAAGAAAAGAAGTCGTGGTGAAAAGAGAATGGAGCTTATCTTTGATGGTACAGCTTTACAAGCAGTAGATTTATTATCATCTAGTTTACATGGTATGCTGACATCTGGTGCAACGCCATGGTTTCATTTGACAATGAAAGATGAAGAGCTAGGCAGAGATGAAGAAGTGCAAAGATGGTTAGAAGATAGTTCGCAAAGAATGATGCGTGCCTTTACTATGTCTAACTTTGAAACAGAAGTCCATGAGATGTATGTTGACCTAGTTGTCTTTGGTACTGGGTGTATGTTTGTTGAGATGGATGACAAAACATTACGATTTAGTACAAGACATATATCAGAGTTTTATGTAACAGAAGATCAATATGGTATCGTTGATACTGTATTTAGAAAGTATGAACTACCTGCAAGACAAGCTGTGCAGAGATTTGGTATTGATAATGTAGGTGCATTTATTGCAAGAACATTTGAGAAGAAGCCTGATGAGAATGTAGAGATACTTCATGTTGTGATGCCTAGAAAAGAAAGAGATCCAACGAAACGAGATAATAAAAATATGCCATTTGCATCTATGTATATTTGCATGGAAACAAAAATGATATTGGCAGAGAGTGGTTTTCAGGAACTACCTTACGTTGTACCACGCTTCTTAAAGGCAACAGGAGAAGTGATGGGTAGATCTCCAGCTATGGTTGCATTGCCAGATGTAAAGATGATTAACTTGATGTCTAAAACAATCATACAAGCAGCACAAAAAATGATAGATCCTCCACTATTAGTGCCTGATGATGGGTTCTTGCTCCCCATTAGAACCCAGCCTGGAGGTCTCAACTTTTACAGATCAGGCTCAAGAGATACAATAACACCACTACAAACTGGTGCAAACATACCTATTGGATTGAATATGGAAGAACAACGAAGGATGGCAATTCGTTCTGCTTTCTTCGTTGACCAATTATTGAGTGGCAGTACACCTAACATGACAGCGACAGAAGTTATACAAAGACAAGAAGAAAGAATGAGAGTCATAGGTCCTGTGCTTGGTAGATTGATGAACGAGATGCTAAGACCTTTGATTGATAGGGCGTTTGCTTTGATGTTGCGTGCAGATATGCTTGCCGTACCACCTGAGGTTTTACAAGGATTGGATATTGATATTGAATATGTATCGCCATTGGCTAGAGCACAAAAGTCTAGCTCTGTTAATGGTGTGATGAGAGCCTTAGAAATACTAATGCCATTGTCACAATCATTACCAGTTGGAGATCACATTGATCCTGATGGATTGGTTACTTATTTAACTGATGCTTTAGGCGTTCCAAAGAAAGTATTAAAACCACAATCAGCCGTTGACGAAGAAAGAGAACAGCGTGCAATGATGCAACAAGAGCAGATGGAAAGACAAATGGAGCAAGAGGATGTTGCTACAGTTGGTCAGGCAGCTCAAGCAGTAAGAATGGTTGGTGCAAATGAATGACCAGATAGCACAACTAAAAGTAATGTATAAAGATGCTTTTGGAAACAATGCTGGTAAAAAGGTTTTAGAGGATTTGGAGATACGCTGTAACTGGCGTGCTTCAAGTTATGTAGCTGGTGATGCCAATGCTACAGCCTTTGAAGAAGGTAAAAGGGCAGTAATACTACACATATATAACATGATGAAAGAGGAGTAGATATGTCAGAACAAGTTGCTGAACAGGTAGCCGAACCAGTACAGCCTACAGCGTTGGAAACACCAGCCGAGGTTGCACAAGGTGGGTCTGGTAACAGTTTCATGGAAATGATACCAGAAGAATTAAGGGAGCACCCTAGTCTATCACCAATTAAAGATGTTGGTAATTTAGCTAGGAGTTATGTAAATGCACAGAGATTGATAGGTAGCGATAAGGTTCCGTTGCCAAAAAATCCTACAGAAGAAGATTTAGATAACATTTATAGTAAGTTGGGCAGACCAGAAACACCACAGGGATATGAGTTACCTGTTGATGGGAATGTTATAACTGAAGAATTAGCTACACAATATGCAGACATTGCACATAATCTAAGACTTACACCACAGCAAGCACAAGGTGTTTTGGATTATTATAAGAGTACAGTTCAACAAACAAGTGAAGGATTGGTGCAACAAGCAGAAGAACAGGCAGAGCAAACAACAGCAGAACTACAAAGAGAGTGGGGTCAAGCCTTTGAGCAAAAGGTAACGGCTGCAAAAGAGATTGTAGATCAGTTTGCAGGTCCAGAGTTGTTACAGATGAAGCTAGAAGATGGAACATTAATTGGTAATCATCCAGCTTTTATCAAGGCTTTTGCTGCTATGGGAGATTTTAAGTCTACTGTAACAAGCGAAGATACTGTATCTGATAATGCTATTAACAGAGCTTATACACCACAAATGGCACAACAAGAAGTTGATGGTATTATGAATGATAAGACACACGCCTATTGGAATAGAAAAGATCCTATAGGAAGGCAACGTGCAGTAGAACGTATGCAAGAATTGATGGGGTATATTCATGGAGCATGAATTAACACCTGACCAAGAGATTCGTTTGGAATGTTTACGGCTTGCAGTTGAATTTGGTACACAAAGAGATTTGTTGCATCCAGAGAAACTTGCTGATATATATTACGAATGGGTTATGAAGGGTAGCTTGGAAACAAGTCCTCAAGACAATCGGATAGACGATAGCCTAAAGTCGGCTAAAAATTCTAGGAGTGTCCGTAAAGGGTAGCACACTGTAAGTAAATCAAATGTAACTTTTACGAAGGAGACTTAAATGTCAGCCACAGTAACTACAGCATTTGTCCAACAGTATTCTGCTAACGTGCAGATGTTATCTCAACAGATGGGAAGCCGTCTTAGAGACACAGTTCGTGTAGAGAATATTACAGGGAAAAATGCTTTTTTCGATCAGGTAGGCGTTGCTACTGCTCAGTTGCGTACCAGCCGTCATGCCGACACTCCACAGATAGACACACCACACGCAAGGCGTAGAGTGAGTTTAGCTGATTATGAGTATGCCGATTTAATTGATGACCAAGATAAAGTCAGAATGTTAATCGATCCAACATCTTCTTATGCAATGGCTGCTGCTGCTGCAATGGGTAGAGCAATGGATGACGTTATCATTTCTGCTGCACTTGGAACAGCTTTTACAGGCGAAACAGGTTCAACATCTACTGCTTTTTCATCTGACAATCAGATTGCAAATGGTAGTGCAGATATGTCTGTTGCTAAGTTAATTCAAGCTAAAAAGATTTTAGATTTAGCTGACGTTGACCCATCAATACCAAGATATATTGCAGTTGGTCCTAATCAGATTGAAGCTCTGTTAAATACTACATCAGTGACAAGTTCTGACTTTAATACAGTCAAGGCTCTTGTTCAGGGTGAAGTAGATACATTCATGGGTTTCAAATTTATTGTAACAAACAGACTATCGCTTGCATCAAACATCCGTTCATGTTTCGCATGGGCAGAGGATGGGATTGCTCTAGGCATAGGTAAAGACGTATCAGCAAGAATAGACGAGAGAGCAGACAAAGGTTATGCTACTCAGGTTTATTATTGCATGAGTGTTGGAGCCACACGCATGGAAGAATCCAAGATTGTGCAAATCGATTGTGATGAATCAGCTTAAGGGAGAGTGAACAATGACTACTAAAAACACAACTCTTGTAGCAAACTTTGAAGCTACTCCTCAAGTTGCAAGTAATGCTCACGAGCTACATGGCGTTTTGCGTGTTGCTCAGGGTACAGTCGCACTAGCTGCTGGTGATAGTACAGACAATGATATTGTTATGCTTGCACCAATTCCTAGTAACGCATCAATCACAGCTTTAAGTGTTGCAGCAGATGCCCTTGGTGGTTCTTGCACATTTAACGTGGGTCTATATCAGACAAATGGAACAGTTGTAGACGAAGATCTATATGCTAGTTCAGTTGCTGATGGAACTACAGCAGTTGCAGATCTTAGAACAGAGGCAGCCAATATAAATACTATTGGTACTCAGTTATGGGAAAATGCTGGTGCTTCAGTTGATCCAGGTGGTTACTATTACGTTGCAGCGACTTTTAATGCAACAGGTGGTACAGCAGGTGATATGTCATTTATCATACACTATGTTGTTAACTAAAAAAAATGTAGGGAGCAGTTAATCTGCTCCTTACCTTTAGGAGTTTTAAATGCCGTCAGTTGTAGATATTTGTAATGAAGCTATGGATTTACTTGGTGCAGCAACTATTACTGCATTGACAGAAAACTCTAAAGAAGCACGACTTTGTAATAGAAGATTTGAAACAGTAAGAGATGCCGTTCTCAGAGCACATACTTGGAACGTAGCAATAACAAGGGCAGCATTAGCAAAAGATAGTGACGCACCTGCATTTGGATTCTCTAGTCAATTTACATTACCAACAGATCCTTATTGTTTAAGAGTTGTATCTTTTTGGAACTCTAACGTAAATAATGACATTGCAGCTTATGATAGTAATGTGATGTTTAAGATAGAGGGTAGAAAAGTATTATCGAATGAGGGCAGTTGTTCTATTATTTATATAAGTAGAGTTACAGACACAGAACAGTTTGATCCATTGTTAAGTAGTACGATTGCACATAAATTAGCATCAGAAACAGCTTATGCCATAACTGGTAGTAATGCTCTAGCACAATCTATGTATTCATTATATCAGGCAAGGCTTAGTGAAGCTAGAAGTATGGATGCACTAGAGGGTTATCCAGAACAATTACAGGCAGATACTTACACTAACGCAAGGTTCTAATATGGCTAGAGTATCGTCTATTATCACCAATTTTAGAGCAGGTGAGATCTCTCCACGATTAGAAGGCAGGATTGATTTACAGAAATATAATGAAGCTGTAAAAGATCTAACTAATATGATTGTATTTCCACAGGGTGGTACAACACGCAGACCTGGAACATATTACGCAGGAACTACAAAAGATGGTGGTCAGGTAAGATTAATTAACTTTGAGTTTAGCGATACACAAGCCTATGTATTAGAGTTTGGAAATAATTACATACGAGTATTCAAAGATGGTGGCTTAGTTACAGAAGCAACCACAGCAATATCTGCAATAACAAAAGCAAACCCAGCAGTAGTAACATCTAACTCACATGGACTGAATGATGGTGACAGGGTGTTTATTAGTGGTGTTGTTGGTATGACAGAGGTAAACAACAGAGAGTTTACAGTTGCAGGAAAAACAACAAATACATTTCAGTTAAGTGGTGTAAACAGTTCAGCGTTTACAACTTATGGAAGTGCAGGAACAGTTGGGAAAATAGTAGAAATAACAACTACTTACACGACAAGCCAGTTATCTAGCATTAACTTTGCACAATCAGCAGATGTTTTGTTTCTTGCTCATCAAAGCCATGATCCTGCAAAGTTGACAAGAACAAGTCATACATCATGGACATTGACAGATATTGATTTCACTGATGGTCCTTATATAGATGAAAACATAACAACAACAACTTTGTATGCAAGTGCTAACACAGGTTCAGTGACAATTACAGCATCAGCAAGTTTGTTTGCCAGTACAGATGTTGGTAGGTTAATAAGATTTCGTGAAGTTATAGAAGCAGAGCATGATGCGTGGGCAGCTAGTACAAACTATGCACAAAATGCTATAGTCAGATTTGGAAACAATGTTTACAAAAAAACTGACTCAGGTTCAGATGGCAGTGGAACCACAGCACCAGTTCATTTATCAGGATCAAAGGTATATGGTGATATAACATGGGAGTTTCAGCATAGTGGTTCAGGTTTTGTAAAGATAACAGGATTTACGAGTGCTACTGTTGTAACAGCTACATTTAAAAACAGCACAGGATTTTTACCAGCAAGTGTTGTGGGAAGTAGTAATACAACAACTTTATGGTCATTAGGTAGTTTTAGTGCGACTACTGGTTTTCCAAGAGCTATAGGTTTTTATGAAGAACGATTGTATTTTGCCAGTACAACAGAACAGCCACAAACTATATTTGGCAGTGTGTCTGCTGATTTTGAGAACCATACTCCAGGTACAAATGATGATGATGCTATAAATGTTACGATAGCTTCCGATCAAGTAAACGTAATAAAACACTTATTACCAGCTAGATTTTTACAGTTATTGACTACAAGTGCTGAGTTTACATTGTCAGGTGGTGCAGGATCAGAGCCAGTTACACCTACTAATGTTAATGTTCTAAGAGAAACAACTTTTGGTACTGGTACTGTAAAGCCATTGAGAGCAGGTAACAGTACTATACTTATACAAAAGGGTGCAGAAAAAGTAAAAGAAATAACTTTTGATTTAGATACAGATGGATTGTTAGGTGTTGATTTAACTGTATTGGCAGATCATTTGGCTAGAGGTGGCTTAACTGACATGGTTTGGCAACAAGAGCCTGAGTTATTATTATGGTTTGTTCACAGTGATGGCAGACTTATTGGATTAACTTATGACAGAGCTAACGCTACAGTGGGTTGGCATGAGCACAGTTTAGGTGGCAGTGGTATTGTAGAAAGTATTACAGCTATACCCAGTGGTGCAGAAGATCAGGTTTATCTAAGTGTAAAGAGAACAATTAACAGTGCGACTGTAAGACATATAGTTTTTCTCAAGTCATTATATTTTAATGATGATGTTACAGATGCTTTTTTTGTTGATAGTGGTTTAACATACAGTGGAAGTGCAACAACATCTATCACAGGGTTAAATCATCTCGAAGGTGTGACAGTGACCATTTTAGCTGATGGGTCTGCACACGCAGATAAAACAGTCAGTGGTGGTGCAGTCACATTAGATAGAAGTGCGTCAAAGGTTCATATTGGTTATGGGTACACATCATCACTTGAAACATTGCGTATGGAAGCAGGTGCAGAAGATGGTATTGCCCAAGGCAAGATAAAGAGAATACATGGTGTTACGGCTAGGTTCTTTCAGACAGTTGGTGCAGAGTTAGGTCCTGATACATCTAATCTTGACAGATTGCCATTTAGAGATAGTAGTATGAATATGGATGAAGCTGTACCATTGTTTAGTGGTGATAAAGAAATATCTTTTCCATCAGGGTATGATAATGATGCAAAGATTGTTATAAGACAAACGCAGCCGTTGCCTATGACAATACTAGCTATTATGAGAAGGTCTAATACATTTGATGCTTAAGATAAAAAATTTTGAAAAAGAAGATTTAGAAATGATAGAAACTAATTTTCATTTTCCAGAAAGCTCGAAAGCAGCTATGATGAAAGAAAGCTGTATTAGTGCATACACAGCATTGCTAGAAAGTAAGGTATTTATGATTGGTGGTGTATATGGGTTGTGGAAAGATGTAGGCGAAGCATGGTTCATTATGTCAAGTATTGCCTATGACAAGCCTTTTGCAGCAGCTAAATACTCCAGTATATTGTTAGACCATGTTCAAGAAGATGCAAAATTGCAACGCATACAAGCAAGTGTGCATACTAATGATAAGCAAGCTATAAGATATGTAGAGTGGTTAGGGTTTGAGAATGAAGGTTTAATGAAGAAGTATGGTCCTGATGGTTCGGACTATTATCGTTTTGCGAGGGTGATGTAATGTTAGATGCAGTTCTAGGTTACAAAGGAAACATGGCTTCAGCTAAGGCTGCAAGACAAGTTGGTGAATATAATGCTGTAGTAGCAGAGAACGAAAAGGTTTTACTGCAAAGGGCAACAAGAGAAAAAGAAGCTAATTTAAGAAAAAGTGCAGAAAGATTACAAGGCACACAAAGGGTTGCTACAGCTAAATCTGGAATACAAATGTCAGGGAGTGCTTTGGAAGCATTAAGAGATACATTTTTTAATACTGAATTG